CATCTGGCATCTGCAAATCCACAATCGGAATGTCTTACGGAAAATGGTATTGGGAGGTTTTGATTACCGCAACAAATCCAGCCATAGGAATTACAAATGCTTCGGCATCACTTTCGGCAAGCTATGTTGGATCTGATGCGAATGGATGGTGTTATTATCCTGCTGATGGTCAAAAATATACCAATGGAACTGGATCTGCCTACGGAGCAACTGCAACCACAAATGACGTAGTTGGAATTGCATTTAACGCCGATGCTGGATCAATCGTATTTTACAAAAATAATGTAAGCCAAGGAACTGCTTTTACAGGGCTTACATCTGGCCCTTATTTCCCGTCAATAAGCCGTGGGAATGGTAGTCCGTCTGCATCTGTCAACTTCGGCCAACGCCCATTTGCCTACACCGCCCCATCCGGCTTCAAGGCTCTCTGCACCCAGAACCTGCCCCAACCGACGATCCAGAAGCCGAGTACGGCGATGGATGTGGTGACTTATACTGGAACAGGCGCAAGCCAGAGCATCTCCAGCCTTGGATTTTCTCCTGATCTGGTTTGGATCAAGGGCAGAAGCGGGGCCACGGATCATGCGCTTTATGACACCACAAGAGGAGCCACATTTGACTTGGTTGCAAATTCAACAGCCGCCCAGACAACCCAAGCCCAAGGTCTTACGGCATTTGGATCAAATGGATTCACGGTTGGAACTCTTGCAAAATTAAACACAAACACATCCACTTATGTTGCTTGGGCTTGGGATAAAACAGCTTTGGATGGTTTTGATATTGTTTCCTATGCTGGAAATAGTTCCACCCAAAACATCTCTCATGGCCTTGGTGTTTCCCCAAGCATGATTATTGTAAAGACTTACAGCCCGTCCGTTGATGCTGGTGAGGGGAACTGGTGCGTTTATCACAAGAGCCTTGGGGCAAACAAATTTGCGTACCTCGACCTAGCCAATGCCGCAGTCACAAGCACGACGATCTGGAACAACACATCCCCAACCGCATCGGTGTTCAGTCTTGGCAATGACAACAATGTAAACAAAACAGGAAAAACCCAGATTGCTTATTGTTTTGCGGAGATTGAGGGCTACTCCAAGTTTGGATCATTTGCAGGAAATTCTTCAGCCGACGGACCGTTTGTTTGGTGTGGATTCCGCCCTGCTTTTGTATTATTCAAGGCAAACTTAAATGAAGCGTATTGGGGAATCATAGATAACAAAAGAAATCTGCACAATCTTTCGGATCTTAGTATATTTGTTGGCATACCAAATTCAGAATTTAGCACGTTAGCCAAGATAGATATTCTTTCAAATGGTTTTAAGGTAAGGTCTGGTGGCAATGATAATATCAATTACAGCGGGTACGACACGATCTTCGCCGCTTTCGCCGAATCGCCATTCAAATATGCCAGAGCTAGATAGGAGACAATATGTGGATCACATCAACCAATAACATCATCCGCCAACCCCAAGGCATCCGAATCGACGATGTCAACCATCCGGCCAGCATCTTCTGGTGCTGGAGCAAGGAACAGCTTGCCCAGATCGGGGTCAAGCCATACCACCCAGCCAGCGTACCCGCTGGCGAGCGGGTCACAGGCGCGTATACTGAGGAGGTGGATGGCGAGGTGTACGAGCGCTTTAATACCGAACCAATCCCTCAACCAGAACCAACTCCAGAGGAGCCAGTAAATGACCCTGTCTGAAATAGCCCAATACGCCGGTGAGAAGGTCGGAAAGACCGACTCGGAAACGCTTGCCTTCCTCCAAAAAGCCGCAAGCTTGGCCTACCGCCGGGTCTGGAATTTTGCCCCTTGGCGTGAAACCGTAACCAGTTCCACCTACTCGGTCGGCACCAACCGCACCATCACCCTTGGAACCAACGTGGAGACACCGCTCTCCGTATCCTATGACCAAGCCGAAGTTGAACCCATCGACCTTGCCACCATCATCAGCCAGGACGCTGACCTTCTCGAAGATACCCGCACGGGTACTCCGGTGCTGTATCACTTTACTGGCCGCAATACGAGCGGAATTGCACAGCTTGATCTGTATCCGCGATTGGCGGATATTGGAACCGTAAGCCTGCGGGTGGTGGAGAAGCTGAAATGCCTCACCCGCACCAACATCATCGTGGACTTCCCGCCGACCACGCAGGCGCTGGACGACGAACTTCGCCTGCCCCATGTGCATCAGGTTGTGCTGTCCCTGACCCATGCGGACGCGCTTGAGCGTGAGCGTCAGTATGCCAAGGCGCAGTCGGTCGTGCAGACCGCCAATGCCGACCTCGCGGCAATGGCAAACTACGAGTTGAGTCAGGTTGGCGGGATCAAGCAGATCACGCCGTCCAGCCTTGGCGACCTTACCACCGAAGAAATTACCGCTTCCTAAGTGGAGGTTGTTATTCCTTATTATAGCGACAATTTAGACGACCTTCTGGCGTTTGACGGCATCCGCAGTTTTGCGGGTGGTCAGGCCAGCGGTCTGCAATCCGACCTTCTGGCCGAGAACCAGGTTCAGCAGTTGGTCAATATGACCCTGTCGCCAAAGGGAAGTCTTGAGACTCGGCGTGGAGTTACCAACTTCAACACCACGGCGACTAGCCAGGAAGGTTCGATTGGCGGGATGCGGTACTATGACACCGCACAGGACGAGGATATTGTCACCGTAACGCAAGGCAGGCTTTACAGCATTAACTCCAACGGGAGCGCCACAATCCATCCGCCGGATGAAATCTGGAACAGCTTCACGGGCGCAACCCGCATTTGGGACAACGAAAACCAGCAGTGGGCTGACGGCTTTTCCACGGCCTTCGATGTCAAGGTCAGCATGGCGCAGTTCAACGACAAGATGTACATGGCCGATGCCGATGGTCCTCTATATTACTACGACGGCGACATTGCCACCAGGCAGGGCGGGAAGGTTAGGGCGATCACCATCTCGACCGGCGGGACGGGCTATACCAGCGCGACCGCCATTGTGACCGGGCCGGATTGGGGCGGCACATTGCCGACCCTGATTACGCAGGTTGCCGGTGGAGCCGTCACCAGCGTAACCGTGGTGGATGGCGGTTCTGGATATTCCAGTGCGCCAACCGTGACCATCATTGGCAACGGCTCTGGCGCAACCGCAACCGCCACTGTCAGCCCTCCTCCGCTCAATCTCAGGCTTTTAATCAACACAGGCAACCGCCTCTTTGGCGTGGGATCTGCCGGAAACCGCAACACGCTTTACGCCTCAGACATTCTGGATGCCTCAATCTGGGATGCGGCCAACAGCGCGGTTATCAACGCAGATGACGGGGACGAGATCACGGCCATCGTGCCGTATTACGAGAACCGCATCATCGTCTTCAAGAAGCGGCGTATATTCCAGGTGACGATACCGCCAGACATGACAAGCGCGGCGGATTGGGTGATCCAGCTTATTTCCAACAACACCGGCTGTGTTGCCGACAGTTCTGCGGTTCAAGTAAACTCGGATATTTTCTTCCTGTCCGACGACGGGATTAGATCACTTGTCAGGTCTGCGGCTGACGATTTCACATCGGTTGGCCTGCCTATCTCCGAGGTCATCAAGGACGTTATTCAGGAAATCAACGTGGCAGAGATCGGAATCAGCACGGCTGCATTCTACGACAACCGCTACTTCCTTGCCGTCCCGACCGGCTCCAACGACTTCAACGACACCATCATCGTGTATAACACCGTGCTGGGCGCATTTGAGGGTACATGGACCCCGAATGTGATGCAGTTTACCTTGAGCAATTTTCAGGATGAGGGTCTTCGGTTGATGATGAAATCGACCACAGGCCAGATACAGAAGTACAGCGGCTACAAATCGCCCGCCCAGGTGACGACCGCAGACTATCAGGATGCAGGCGTGGACTACGAATCCTATGTACGCACAGCCGACATGGACTTTGGCGATCCGTTTGCCGAAAAGCACGGGAGCCATTTCGAGATCGTGTTTGACGACTCCTTCTCTACGGACACGACCATTTCCATCCAGCGGGACAGCGATGTTGGCGACATCGACGTTCAGCCCAACCTGAACATCTCAAGCGCCGTCCTAACCCTGCCTTTTGTACTGCCCGCCCAGTTGCCGTCCTCGGTGAAGAAAAGGATTGCCAGCGATCTTCGGGCATACGAGAAATGGCGTTTGCTGAATATTAAGATCCAATCCGCCGCCAACAAGCTTGCGATCCGCCAGATCACGGCGGCGGCCAATCCTGACACCATCGAGGTGCAGAAGAACATCTCGTGACAGCGGTAGAATTTATCGAGGCTTCCGGCGTGCCTGAGTCAACCTGGCCAACCTTTAGGCAGTGGTTTGAATGGCACAGGGAGCGTGACTTGGTTGGCGTGGCCAAGGATGGCGAAGAGGTGGCCGGGGTGGCCATTGCCAGGTGCGTAAAGGGTGTGGAAGCCCCTGACCATTATGAACATGACGAAGCTGGCGAGAGTGTCTTCGTGGACTTGACCGTGACCTCGATTGATGGTAAAAGTAACGCCTTGAGTCGCAAGGCTCTAAAATGCCTGCTGTCGATCCTTTGGGATCGTTTTGGTCCGCGCAGGAGGATCACCTTCAAGCGCAATGGTTTTTACAAGGAGTACGACTACTACAAATTTATGCGAAAGGCTATGAACTGACATGGGTG